CCGACGATGGCGACCACTGGATACAGCCCGACGAGCAGGAATGGCTCGTCGGGCCATGCCGCATCGTTCATCCCGGCTGGATCGTACAAGATATAAGGAGCCGCCTGAATGTGGCCTTGGAGTAAAAAGACCGCACCCGCGGTCGAGGAAAAATCCCTGCCAGCCGGCACGGCATCCGGCGACCCGGATCTATATGAACTGTTTACAGGCGGCGGCACGTCCAGTTTTGGCGTGAGCCAGGGGCAAGCGCTTTCGGTGCCCGCCGTGCAGGCATGTATCCGTGCGATCGCGGAAGCTTGCGCGACGTTGCCGATTACCATGAAACGCAAAGTGGGCGGCGAGGAGGTCAATGTCGACGATCATGACGGGCTTAAGCTGCTCACGGGCCAGGCTAACTCGTGGACGTCCTCATTCGAGCTAATCAGGGATTTGGTCAGCGCCGCCTTGACGGCTGATGCTGGTGGCCTTGCCTGGGTTAATCGCGTCCGCGGCGAGCCTCGCGAGATCATAAACTACATTCCCGGCTCGATCTCCGTCGAATATGCCAGCACCGGCACGCAAGAGCCGACGTACAGGCTCGCTGGGAAGAAACTGCGCCTGGAGGATGTTATTCACCTCCGGGGTGCGTTTAGTCGATGTCCGCTTTCCATGGCCCGCGACAGCATTTCCGTCGCCTATACCATCGAGCAGCATATCGGCAACTTCTTCAAGAATGGCGCCCGACCCGGACTAGTGCTGCAGAGCCCCAAGCCGCTCGGTGAGTCCGGCGTCGTCAAGATGTTGCAAGGCTGGAAGGCGGCTTACGGCGGCCCGGACAATGCGGGTCGCACCGCTGTTTTGTGGGACGGCACCACGGCCAATCCGCTGACGTTCAATTCCGTCGATAGTCAGACGATGGAGCTATTGCGCGAGGCAAACCTACAGATCGCCCGCGCATTCAGAGTCCCGCCCAGCATGATCTATGAACTGTCGCGGATGACATGGTCGAATTGGGAGAGCGCCGGCCGAGATTGGCTGACTTATTCGCTCATGCCGTGGCTGCGGGCTCTGGAAAGCGCATTCAACCGCGCCCTGCTGTCCGACGAAGAACGGGCCGACCATTTCTTCCGTTTCGACGTCGACGACACCACCCAGGCGGATTTGACGGCACGCGCTACGGCGGTTTCGACGCTGGTGACGAATGAGATCCTGAGCCCGAATGACGCCCGCGATTGGCTCGGCATGCCGCCTCGTGATGGCGGTGACGTCTATCGGAATCCGGCGATCAATGTGACACCGACCAAGCCGAATCCGGCACCGGCACCCGCAAACGACAACACCAACCAAGGGGAGAACACGCCAAATGAAGGCGCAGTTCAATAATGAAGAGCGCGAGTTTAACATTGCCCGCGATTACATTCCATTTCTGGAATTCAGCCTGGGCCGCGGGCTTTATTCGGTGCTTAAGGACGCCACCGAAGGACGGTGGTCGTTCAACGACGTCGCGATGATCGTGTCTTTCGCCCTGCACGGGCCGTCGAAGGAGGACCGCGCCGTGATTGAGATGGCGAAGGTGTCGGTAAAGATGGGATTCCCAATGCGGTTCAACCGCCATTACCGGCCGCATCCTGGTGTGGTTGCCGCGCTGGAAGCTGAAGGCCACGGAAATTACGCCGGGCTCATGGCGGACGTGCTGACGGAAGCAATCTTCGGCGAGACCGCCAGCGAACCAGCCGCAGAGGCGGAGGTGCCGGATGTCGAAGCCGCTTGAACGCCTCTTTATTGAAACGAAGGTTGCGGCAGGTAATAGCGGCGAAATTGAAGGCATTGCCTGGCCGTTCGACCGACCTGACCGTGTTGGCGACGTGATCGAGAAAGGCGCATTCGCGGGCGCCCCGTTGCCGTTGCCAATGCTGTTTGGCCATGACGGTAACGACCCTGTCGGTGCCTGGTCGGAAGCCAAGGAAGCTCCGGACGGCCTGCACCTTAAGGGCCGCCTCCTGGTCGGCGAGGTGAAACGGGCCGATGAAGTGGCCGCGCTGGTTAAAGCTGGCGCGGTGCGCGGTATCTCGATCGGCTTCATTACGAAGAAGGCCATGCCCCGCAAGGGTGGTGGCCGCACCATCTCAAAATTAGAATTGCTTGAGGCATCGCTGGTCGCGATTCCCATGCATCCCGGCGCTAAGGTTACGAGCGCCAAATCGGCTGTTGAGGCAATCCGGATTGCCGAGGCCATTAGCAGGGTAGCAGCCGCTATCCGTACATCTAACTAGGATCCTATTACATGCATAATCTGAATAACGCCCTTGTCATCAAGGGTGAAGACGACGCTATGTCGGTTGTTACGAAGTCGCTTGAAGACCTCCAGAAAGCCGTCGACGAGCGCCTGAAGAAGCTTGAAGAGCGCACCGACGAAAAGACCGAAAAGAAGGTCGAGAAGAAGGGCGACAACGACAACGCCAAGCTGATCGAGCGCCTTGAGGCCGTCGAGACCAAGCTGAATCGTCCGGCCATTATCAAGGGCGACAACGACAAGGAGCTTACGCCGGAACGCAAGGCCTTCACGCATTATCTGCGGCAGGGCAAAGAAGCGCTGCAGGCCGACGAAGTTAAGTCGCTTCGCGTGGCCGACGACACGGCTGGCGGCTATCTTGCGCCTTCGGAATTCTCCGCAGAGGTGGTCAAGGGCATCGTCGAGTTTTCGCCCATCCGCCAGGCTGCTCGCGTTGGTTCGACCTCTTCCGGCGAAGTTATCTTGCCGAAGCGCACTGGCCGCCCGACCGGTAAATGGGTTGGCGAGACGGAAACCCGTGAGGGCACCGAATCCACCTATGGCCAGATCGAGGTGCCTATCCACGAGATGGCCTGTTACGTCGACGTTTCGCAGCGCCTGCTTGAAGATGCGGCCGTGAACGTTGAGGCCGAAGTTTCCAGCGACCTCAGCGAAGAGTTCGGCCGGCTTGAAGCTCTCGGCTTTAGCCAGGGCGATGGCGTTAAGAAGCCGGTCGGCATCATGGAAGCGGACGGCGTAGCATATACCGCAACCGGCAATGCCAGCACGCTCGGCTCCTCGCCTGCGGATACGCTGATCGACCACTTCTATTCGCTGCCGGCTTATTACCGTAATCGCGGCGTGTGGATGATGAATTCCACGACCATTGCCGCGGTGCGTAAGCTTAAGGACGGCTCGACGGGTGCCTACCTGTGGCAGCCCGGCCTTGCGGCTGGCGATCCGGCCACCATACTTGGCCGCCCGCTGATCGAAGATCCGACCATGGACGACATTGGCTCCGCAGCCGAGCCGATCCTGTTCGGCGACATCGCCAGCGCGTATCGCATCTATGATCGCGTGGCTCTGTCGATCATGCGAGATCCGTACAGCCAGGCGACTTCGGGCCTTGTGCGCTTCCATGCTCGCCGCCGTACCGGTGGTGCGCTTGTGCTCGCCGAGGCCGTGCGCAAGGTGAAGTGCGCCACGTCGTAATCGACGCCTAGAAGCCATAACGGGCGGTCCTAGAGGCCGCCCACACCTCTTTTCATAGATAGGAACTTATATGCGCGATATCGCGAATAACATTGGCGTCGACCAGACGCTTGCACCTGTCGATTATGCCGCTACCACCAAAGGCACGGCAGTCGATCTTAACGGATTTGACTCCGCAGCTCTCGTTATCAACACTGGTGCCATCACCTCGGCCGGCCTTTACGTCGTAAAAATGCAGGAGTCCGACACTACCACGGACGGCGATTTCGCCGATGTGGATGCCGCGGACTTGGTAGGCTCGCTGCCTGCCAGCCTTGCTGCTACGTCGACCTATAAGCAGGGCTATATCGGCAACAAGAGGTATATCAGAGCCGTCATTACCAAGACCTCCGGCACGTCCGTTGTGGCCGGTGCTGTAGTGGTCAAGGGCAACGCGGCGGATAAGCCTGTAGCGTAACGAACACCGAAGCCGCGCCATGAAAAAGCGGCCTGCTCGGTCGAAGGCTGCATTGTGGGCGCGGGCCGCCGTTGGCGGTTGTTAATCACAGTGTAGCCACGAGCATTGCCGCCGCAGAGACCCCGTGGCGCCAGCCTTGCTGCGGCGGCTCTCATTCTATCGAGGATCATCAATGCCTAACCGCATCACAGCGTGCGGATGCAGCGTGCCGAAGGGCCAGCGCTGCCAGCACGAGCAGGCACGGCACGTCGAACGTCAAGCGGCCACCGATGCAGCGCGCGGCACGCCCGCGCAGCGCGGCTACGACAAGGACTGGTTCCGGTTGCGGCATGCACACATTACGGCGCATCCGCTGTGCGAGTGGTGCGGTGCGCCCGGCGAGCACGTCGATCATATCCAGACGATCCGTGACCATCCAGAGCGCAGGCTCGACCCGACCAACCTGCGGACCCTATGCCAGCCGTGCCATTCGAGGCGGACGGCCAAGGATATGCGGCGCTGACCGGGGGGGTGGGGCGGCAACTTTGACCATAGCGGCCCATACCACGCGCGCCTCTTCCTTCGCAATTCATTGGATTACAGAATTTGAACGAACGGGCTATACCGTTCAGAAAGATTGAACAATGGCCATCGTAACTCTTGAAGAAATGAAGGCTCACCTCGGCATTACGACCGATGATGACGACAGCATGATCACGGATTTGATCGACGAGGCGCAATCCTTTGTCGAGGGCTTCGTCGGCTTCCCGCTGGACGAGACATCTCCGGCCGATCTCAAATTCGCCGTCAAGGCGCAGGCCGCTTCCATGTTCGAGAACCGGGAAGCCGTAGCGGCTGGCCTATCCATGGCGGTCGTGCCGTTCTCCGTCGACGATATCATCCGCAACCGGCGCGCTTATACATGGGGCGTCGAGGCCGATGCCTAAGAACGACATCGCATCGCTCCTGAAGGCGTTTGACGCCCTACCAAAAGCGGCGCGCGACTCCATCCGTCCCAGCATCGAGAAGGGCGCGGACGAGATGGTTACCCGCATGCGATCTCTGGCACCGGTCGCCAGCGGCAAGCTCCGCTCGTCAATCCAGTATGAAATGACCAGCCCGCTATCGGCTCGCGTTCACGCGGGCGGAGAGAAGACCACGAAGACGATAAACGATAAGCGCGGCATTGCAGCCTACGACTTTGATTACAGTTTGGCGGTCGAGTTCGGGACGAAGGAAATGCACTCGCAGGCGTTCTTCTGGCCGTCGTATCGCACCACGAAAAAGCGCGTTAGGCGCCGCGTCGATCGGGCGATTTCAAACGCCGTCAAAGACACATGGAGTAAATGATGAGCGAGGCCACATTAGCGGCGCGAAAATATCTCTGTTCTCTGTTCAAGACGCGCATCGAACTAACGGCGCTGGTGCCTGCTAACAACATATTCGACCGCAACGACCGGCCTGAAATATTCCCCTGTATCATCGTGGGTGAAGGACAATTCACGGCGGATGACGCGACGTGCATCGCCGCCGGCGACGTCTACATGACGTGCCATGTCTGGACCGTCGAGAACGGCCTGGCGGATTGCCAGAACATCGTCGGAGAGATGCGGCGCGCGGTGCGGGACCAGTCCGGCACGGTGGATGGATTCGCGCTCGACGCTTTTTTCGACGACGTGATTTACCTCCGCGATCCAGACGGAGAACACAGCCATGCAGTCGTCACCATCCACCTATTGGCCGAAGATACAGTGGGGATCGTCTGATGCGTGCTGGAAAATTGGACCGTACCATCTCCATCGAGACGCTGACGCAAACGGTCGACGAGTACGGCGGCGTTGTCGACGCATGGGCGCCGATGGCGACGCTGCGGGCGCAGATCATAGAAGCGTCCACCGATGAATTCCAGCGCGCCTATGGCGCCGGCGGCGAGACGGCCATCGTGTTCCGCACGCGGTACCTCGATGGCGTAACGCTTGACGCGCGCGTCATGTACGGCGGCGAGGCGCACAACATTATCTCGATAAAAGAGATCGGGCGTCGACGCGGGTTGGAACTGCGTGTTCGCCGGCTTGGGGACTGACATGGCACGCGGAAGAAAAGCCGAAGTGAAAGCCTTGGACGGGGCGCTGTCGAAAGCACCCAGCGCGCCATCCTGGTTGCCAGAACACGGCAAGAAGGAATGGCGCCGCGTCGTTCCGCAGCTTGTGGCCGACCGGAAGATCGCCGCGCATGAACTTCAAACGGTCGAAGCGTACTGCCTGGCCGTTGCGAACCTACGGCAGGCGGAAGCGATCGTGGCGAAGGACGGCCCGACCTACGTGTCGCCATCCGGTGAACTGAAAAGGCATCCGGCGACCACGCTGGTCAAGGAGGCAATCGAAGCGGCGCGGCGGCTTGCCGTCGAACTAGGGCTGACTCCTGCGGCACGCGCAAAGAACAAGGGCGGGAGTCCAGGCAATGATGAAGACGACGCCTTCGGAGACCTTTGATGGGCAGGAAGTTTCAACTAAACGGAAGGCTGGCGCCGCACCTGAACAGCCAAGCCAGCCGGAAGGCTACCCGTCGTGGCTCTTCGACGATTCCGCCATTCCCGACCCGCACGAAAAGGGTGAGCGTGCCATCCGTTTTATCCGGGCTTTACGCCACCCTAAGTCGGGGCTTCCCGGCCGTGCGTTCCAGCTTGACCGATGGCAAGAGCGGCTGATCCGCAGGATCTACGGCGACACCCTGCCCGATGGTAGTAGGCGGATTAAGACCGTCTTCGCGCTCATCCCCCGCGGCAACCGCAAGACGACGCTAGGCGCTGCGTTGGCACTCCTTCACTTGGGGCCGGAGCGCATACCGCGTTCGCAGGTGATGTCGGCCGCCGTGGACCGCGACCAGGCACGTATCGCGCTTGAGGAGATGGTCGGTGTTATCCGCGCGCACCCTCGCACCGAGGAAGCATTTCAGGTGCAGGACACAAAGTCCCGCATCACCCACGGCAAGTCCGGCGCCTTCTATCGTGCGATGTCAGCGGACGCTGCCACGGCTCATGGACGCACGCCTGTCTTCGCCCTGGTGGACGAACTGCATGCTTGGAAAAAGCGCGATCTCTGGGATGCCATCCGCACGGGCCTTGTGAAGACGCCCGGCTCACTTCTGGTGATAACCACCACGGCAGGCATCGGTCAGGAAAACCTCGCCTATTCGGAATACAAGTACGCAAAACAGGTAGCGACCGGCGCCATACAAGACGAGACGTTTCTGCCGGTGTTGTTCGAGACCGCGCCGGATGAGGATTACAAGGACGAAGCCGTCTGGCATCGCGTCAATCCCGGCCTTAGCTGCAACCCGCCATATCCCGATATCGACGGCCTCCGCCAGCTTGTTCGAGAGGCAGAGCACAAGCCGGCCGATCGGGAGATGTTCCGGCAGTTAAACCTGAACGTCTGGCTGGACGGTGCGGCGAACCCCGAATGGGATCTTGCCGTTTGGGATGAGAATGCCGGCGAGCTTTCGCTAGAGGCTTTGGAAGGGCGACCCGCGTGGGTGTCAGTGGACCTTGCCAAGCGGATCGACCTTGCCGCGGTTGGCATGGCCATCCCGCTCGACGACGGGCGTATTGCCCTGCATGTGCAATCGTTCTGCCCGGAAGGCGCGATCCGCAAACGCGCGGACGATGTGCCATATGCGCTGTGGCGAGATCAGGGATTCCTTACGGCCTGTCCCGGTGACACGATCGATCTTGCCATGATCGAGGATTACATTCGTGGGCTGGCCGAGCGGTTTCAGGTCGAGGAAATCGCCTTTGACCGTTGGCATGCGCAGGACATTATGCGGTCGCTGGAAACGGACGGTTACCCTGTCGCCGAATTTCCACAAAACATAGGTACGTTTGCCCGTCCAGTCATCGATTTCGAGGCTGCGATGTTTGAACGGCGGATCGTCCACGGCGGCAATCCCTTGCTGCGCTGGGCAGTCGGCAACGTCGTTTTGTACACCGACGCCAGCGGCAACCGGCGCCCGCTGAAAGAACGCTCGATCGACAAAATCGATCCCGCGGTAGCGGCAATAATCTGCGTTGGTCGTGCCGCACAGGGCGCGTCTGGCCGCTCCAGCTATGACAGCGCACCGGAAGATTTTATCGCATTCGTTTGAGGTTGCCCGCTGAGCGCAGCCATTCGGCGAGCCCCCCCCATGCGCCAGCGGGCGCACCCATTAAATCACAAGGAGGCCGCATGGCCAACGATCAAAGCCGCGCGCTTGTTATCGACATCGAAGCGCGCGTCGACAAGCTCGAAAAGAGCATGGCCCGCGCCAAAAAGGCGGCCAACGACAACTACAAACAAATAGAAAACCGCACTGGCAGCATGGTCTCGACCATAAACGCCAAGCTGGGCTCGATCGGCAAGGAGTTCGCAATCGGTGTGGGAAGCGGCATATTCGCTGCCATGGCTCCGCTGGCGCTATTTCATAAGGCCATCGACGATCTCGGCGCTGCCAACAGCTTGAAGCAGCTTAGCGATCGTATCGGGCTGTCCACCGACGCGATACAGGCGTTGCAGTATGGCGCTGTGAAGGCCGGCGTGAATATCGACCAGATGGGGGATGGCCTGGGCGATTTCGCGGCGAAGGTAGCGGAGGCGGCCAGCGGTGCGGGGCAGCTTGCACCGATCTTCAAAGCTAACGGCATCGAGCTTAAGAAGCAGGACGGCACGCTGCGCAGCACGCGCGATATCCTTGGCGACTTCGCCAACCTCATCGCCAATGCACGGACGCCGCAGGAACAGCTTTACCTCGCGCAACAGGCCTTTGGTGACGAAGCCGCCAAGATGGTTCCGATCTTCAAGGATGGCGCGGCCGGGTTGGACAACTTGCAGACGGCCGCGAAAGACGCAGGCGCTGTCCTCGACTCGGACCTGATCAATCGGGCCGCCGCGCTCGACCAACAATTTCAGACGATGTGGCAGGCATTCGAGGTGCAATCCAAATCGGCGATCCTGAACGCAGTCGATTATATGGCGCACCTCAATCAGTATGCTGCGCAGTTCGGTAAGAGCCTCGGCCTGGATAAGATCGGCGAGGCGTTCGCCAATAGCGCAGCCGGTAAGGCGCTCGGCGCGCATACGATAATCAACGGCGACTCCGGGGCCATCGCCAACATGCTTTCGGGCATGGATAAGCTTGCGTCTTCCGGCACGCCGGCAAAGCCTACGATCATACCGGCCGCGAAGACTGGCGGTAGTGGCAGTAAGAGCTTGAAAGAATCCGTCGACTACGCCCAGCGGCTTATCGACAAT